CCACTTACCAAAAACACCAGCACCAACTACTTTGTGCTTAATGGTTATGAACTCTTCGATAGTAGGTTCCGATTTAGTAATACTTTCCTCAACACGTTTGAGGCGTGAGTCAGACTCTAATATAGAGTTTTGTAGTTTACCTATAGATTCCTCCATTTTTTCCCGTGCCTTAGTTTCACGGGTTTGGTTTTCAAAGATAGTCCGAAGACGTTCCTCTAAACGAGCAAGGGTCACATTGTCCGGTTCATTTGTCATTAGATATAATCTCATTATTTAAGTCAAAGGTGGCCTACAAATACTAACTATAGTAAGCGAACAGTACAAATAAAAAGTCCCCCATTAATGGAGGACTTTGGTTTTTAATAAAAAATTATTGTAGGTGTTACTCTCTAACCAACCAAGACAAGCCGGATAACCCAATGAAGTTGGTAGAACTGGTTGCCCCATACAAAGTAATATCACCAGCAGGACTAACAATAACACTTACTCCAGGAGTATCAGAGTAGACGAAGAATTGTTCCTGATTAATTGGTGCAATATTTCTTGGGATGGTTGCAATTTGAGTTCCATCGGCAGTGTCACCTTCACTCTTGAATATAATACCACCAAGGGAAACCGTACCTCCCTTACTAATATTGACTGAAGCTGGACGGTCAGATGTATTAACTAACCATTTATTTTTGGCACTAATAACTGACATATTACTGACTCGTTCTATACGACCAGAGGATAGAGTGCCCATGATGCTTCTGGCTACTGCACGAGCAATCACACAGTTAGCAGTAGTAGTAGGGTGTATATTATCATGCAATACACTATCACCAGCACCAACCATATTCACACTCAAATTAGGGTTAACATAGTAAGCAGCAATTGGCCCTTCAATAGCTGTAAGGTCTACAAGCTTAGCCCCTGTTTCAGCAGCTACACGAGCTACAGTATTACGGTATCGGAAAGCTTTTTCAGCATTGGCTGAAGGTTGCCCTCTTACTGAACCAGCTTCCTTCTGGGTATACCATAAACCAAACTTACACATAATTACGGTAACACCTGCAAGGTGGCATAAATTAACCATTGCTGTCAGGTTATTTTTGAATGCAATAAGATCTGTTTGACCTTGTCCGTCATTAGTACCTATAGCAATAACAACAATGTTTGCATCAGATACACCCTCAGATTGCATAATAGATAACTGACCTGCAGTAGTATCTCCTGGGATGGCTTTGTTAACTATACTCCAGTTACGTACACCCTCGGAAAACTCTAACTCATCTTTTAGGAAGTTTGGCCAACAATCCGCCCTAGGTGCACCTATGATTGTAGTAACAGGGTCTTTGCCAAACTCTTTGGATACCTGTGTAATGATAGAACCAGACTGGGTTGGTTGTGCAAATACCCCAGAGTACCCATTCGATGAACGAACAATAGCAGCAAGTTGTGGAGTGCTATTAATTAATATACAGGAAGAAATTTCCTGACCAACGTTTACATCCATAAATGCAACACGGAATGAGTCATCACCAGTAGTAGCAGACATAGAAATAGATATTGCATTGCTACTAACAGACGTGTCAGGTACCCATGTATCCTGATTAGGCCATACAATTTTTTGGGCAGTCATGTCCGTGTTGGGATTAATAGGTGTAACTTTAGACACATCAAAAGATGCTTCCTCTAAGAATGTACGCTTAGCAGAGAAAGTATGGTTATTATAAGGAGAAGCTAGATACTCAGTATTTAAACTACGGAAAATAAAACGGGTATCAGTAGTAAATCCAATGTATCTAGCAGAAGCCTTACCTACCAGCCAATCATAAGGTACAGACAACTTAACGCTAGGGTCTACATCCAGTACTCTGTTGTATAAAGCATCCGGGTCAAAAGATGAGAAGTAATAAATATTAGCAGTACCGGGAATATACGGGAATCGAATAACAGTACAATTAGTAGCCAATAGATTTAACAGAGCAGGGGTACAGTCAGATACTCCGTCTGGTTCAGCACCATTAGGCGAACCATCCTGAATAGTTACAGACTGTCTCATCTTCTCGTGTACAGTAGTAGGGTTTGAACCAGAGAACGGTTGTTTAACCCTTATCATAGAATCACCCTCATTATCTTTTGTACTAGATAATTTAATGAGGATATCATCTACAGCTTCTTGTCCACCTGGGGCTGGTAAAAGGGTAACACTTACATTACCAGGATTATAAGTTAATTGGTTACCAGTTACGCCCACAATGTATGCATTAGGTGGTAAGTCCGGTAGTGACCAAATCTTCTGCCCTACTACATCATAAATAATTTTCTTACCGGTAATAACTACATTGGTATTACTAGACAGTACTACATCAGATTCCCTCAGATTAACAGAACGAGCAACTTCTTGAATAGTTCGGTCAACCATAGCAATTGATGGGGCTTCTCCACCAACAATGACAATTACCCTATCACCTTGGGATAGTAATTCAGTGAGGGTTACCTTTCTAGTAGACGTGTCTATAGAGTACGAATTGGTAAGTAATCCTTTATACAATCTGGCTCCATTTTTATAAATGGCAGGGACATCCTTAAAGTTGTAAGGAATCTCCAATATTTGTTCGCCACCATTAGCAGAACCGTTGTTATACAGCCATGTAACTTGCATCCATTCAGGTACATTAGGATTATTTGAACTGGCTGGTACACCCACAGTTAAGGCAATAACCTTATCTCCATTATTAAGTGGAGTTGGTAACGTAACCGTAGAACTAGCTGGGTCATATTGGAAACCGTGATTAATATAAATCATTGCCCCATTAATGATAATGAAAGGTACACCAGGAGTTCCATCAGGAACCTTGAATGATGTTTCACCACCAATAGCATTACCATTACGGTATACATAAGGGATGTAAGAACCCTGATTAGTATTATTGTTTTTACTTGATGTAGCTACTACAACCCATGAACCAGTAAGAGTAGGGTCATTGGGTTTAATACCAGAAACATCATCCTCAACATAAAGGTAGTCAGTTACTTGACGGTCACCTGTATTAGCAAAGTTATATATACGAGCAAACTTAGCAAACTGTTTTGGTAATGCTTTAAGTTCCTGTTCAGTCTGTACACCTACAACCATGCCATGCGTAGTTAGGTAGTTGTATAGAAGGTTAAGGTTACCTAGGTTGCTATAAACTGTACGAACCACGTGATAAGCATTACCAATCATCTTATCAACAAGTGGGTCATTTGAGCTATTGCCGTCATAGTTTGGATTACCCCAACTCATTTGAGTTGAGTCAAAAGGAATGTGTGAGTTCATGCCCATCCTCGTTTTTCAAATAAAATATTAGTGTTAGACATACTTCCATTAGCAAGGTCAAAGTCAACTACCTCACCACAGATGCTCTCGTATAACTGTAAATACTCGGCAGCTTTAGCCGAGTTCTCAGGAGTGTTAAGTCCAGTATGATAACGATACCCAACCCAGTTCTCTAAGGCAGAGTATAGAGTTTCTGGTAAGTCAACCTCCTGCTCATCATCCCCAGTTAGTTCTGGGTGTTTAGCCTGATACAGTACATTTAATGCTTCATAGTGACGGGGCCACATACATTGAAGTACATCAGGTCGGGGCGTAAACAAACCACTCTTATCATGGTCATCATTGAGTTTACGACGATTGCCCTTATTATCATAGACATTCAGTATCTTAATTACATCTTCCTGAAATGGTTCACTTGGATTATCCATAATATAAGGGTACTGAGCTTTACTTGGGTCAAACCCCTCATAAGAATAACGAGCCAATAAAGGATAATCAGTTCTACCCTCTTTCATTTCTACGATGCAGTTACTAGTTCTTAATACAAAACGACTGTGTAAACGAGTAAGCCCCTCATTGATTAAGGCAAGAACTTCAGGCTTGCCTTGTGGTTCAATGGAAACTCTATCGTCTGCAATAAAACCAGCACTCTTTAAAGTAGAGAGTGCTAATGCTTTATAGACTTCTGATAGCTTACGCATAGTTCCTCACACAATGTAGGAAGTTAATGGATTATGGTTATCCAATTCATCGTCATCATCCCACATTGGGTCACCCTTAGCATCAACATGTACCATGCCTGCTTGTGGTTTCCATGGGTTTAGATATCCGAGCATAGAGATTGTGTCAATGCAGTCATCCTTACCTTTGATACCATTTATGGTAGCTAATTTAAGTTGACCCATAAACAACCCCATAATAGTAGTATCTCGTAACTCTTCAGGGAAGTACATCTTACCTGTTTTAAACCAAGGTACTACTAAATTGAAACGAGCAAGTTTACTGGTGGCTGGGTGTATACCAGGTTTACCACCACTAGATGAGGCAAAATTAAAGAACACGTTTCGATTAAGCATATCTTTTTGTAACAGTGATATAAAGGCACCTTGTTGCCCGGTAGTCTCTACACCTACAGATTGAGGTTGATATTCTTGAACCAAACGGAATAAATCATTGAATGTTTTATCCATCAATTGTCTAGCACAGATACCATCTACCCAGAAC